GGACATTGAGTTGAACGCTGCCGATGACGAGGAACGCGAGTGGCGAGACGAGGGCGAAGACGTTGTTGACCGCTACCGTTCGGGTAAGGAAATGTCGTCTATTGGCCGGGAAAAGAAGTTTAATATTCTGTGGTCGAACACTGAAACCCTCAAGGGTGCGCTGTTCGCAAGGATGGCAAAGCCTGACATTCGCAGACGGTATTTAGATCGTGACCCCGCTGGCCGACAAGTGGCTGAGATGCTTGAACGGGCGTTGGAATATTCTTCTGATGTATATGACGAGAGAGACATTATTGCGGGTGCGATAGAAGATTATCTGTTACCGGGCCGGGGCGTGGTCTGGGTGGTCAAAGAGGACATTATGATTGATGTCCCTACCGTTGACGATTTCGGATTCCCTACCGGCGAGACGGTTGAGGAGATTGGCGACCAGCGGGTATTCTTTGAGTATGTGCATTGGGAAGACTACCGTGAAAGCCCCTCGAAACGTCCAGAGGATGTCCGGTGGAAAGCCAGACGGCATCTGATGACACGGGATGACCTAGAAGAGCTTACGCCAGATCAAGCCGACAAAGTGCCGCTGAATTGGAGTCCGACAGAAAGCAGCAACTACGAGGCTGACGATGTATTCCGACGCGCAGAGGTATGGGAAATCTGGTGCGATAATACCCGTAAAAGGTATTACGTTGTGCAAGGTTATCCAGCCATCCTGTTGGAAGAAGAAGACCCGTATGAGTTAGAGAACTTCTTTCCTACCCCGAAGCCCATCGTCTGCATCAAGACAAACGGCACGGGCGTTCCAGTGCCAGAGTTTCGGTTGTATGAAGACCAAGCCGATGAGCTAGACAGAATTACCACACGAATCGCAAAGCTCACGGACGGGTTACGGCGTAGGGGTATTTATGATGGGTCGGTTCCTGAGTTGGCAAAACTTGCAGAGGCGGCTGACAATACTTTCGTGCCAGCCGATAATTATGCGAATCTGGCTCAAAAGGGCGGTCTCGCCAATGCGATGCAGACTGAGGACATATCGCAGACGGCTGGCGTATTGTCCGGTCTTTACCAACAACGGGCGCAGCTTATCCAGACTATTTATGAAGTCACGGGGATAAGTGACGTTATTAGGGGTTCCACAAATCCAAACGAAACGGCGACGGCCCAAAGGCTAAAGGGTCAGTTTGGGTCAATGCGCCTCAAACAAAGGCAAGACCAAGTTCAGCGGTTTGTCCGTGACCTGTATAGGATACGGGCTGAGTTGATTGCGGAACACTTCCAGCCGTACATCTTGCAGAACATGACGGGGCTACAAGTCACGCCGGAGATGATGCAAATCATGCGCTCCGACAAGTTGCGGTCTTATCGGATTGACATAGAGACAGACTCGACGGTGTTTGAAGACGCTCAGATGGAACGTCAAAGCCGCATAGAGTTTGTGAACACGCTGGGGTCGTATATGGAGCGAGCCATTGGCGTTGTTCAAGCGGCTCCCGAATTAACCCCGATAGCGTTCCAGGCGATGGAGTTTATGGTGCGAGGGTTTAAGATTGGCAGGGAGTTTGAAGACCTTATTGATGAGGCCAAGCAGAACGCCATGCAGTCCCTACAACAGCAACAGCAACAACAGCAACAGCCTGACCCCGCCATGATGATGGTTCAGCAAAAGGCGCAGCTAGATCAGGCTGAGTTGCAACAGAAAGGTCAGTTGAAATCGGCAGAGATGCAGCAAGATATGCAGATCGAACGCGCCAAGATGAATCAGGAAGCTCAGATTGACCGCGAGAAGATGATAGTCGATGCAGAGGTTGCCAGAGAGAAGATAATGACCGACGCCGAGGTTGAGTTAATGAAAAGCACGGGGCTGATGTAATGCGGACAACTTATGTCTATGACAACGGTAGACTTGTTGAAAAGGGCGCAAAAGAGAGGCGCACAGGTTATTCGGTCATCAGTGACATCGAGCCTTTTACGTCACCAATTGACGGGTCAATCTTAACCTCACGCTCTCAAGTGCGGGAGCATGAGCGCAAGCATCAGGTGAGGCAGTGTGGAAACGACTACACCTCATCTGAAAAACCAAGCTGGTGGGATAGTCGCCACCAGTAATCCACCGCATTAGCGGTATTCACTAACGGAGAAAATAATGGCTGACAGCACTCCTGAAGAGGAGTCGGCGGGTCAAGATGTGCCTGAAAAGGACACCGCTGACGTATTGGACGACATGCTTACCAAGAGTTTGGATGAAGCATTTACGGAGGAACCCGAAGAGCCTCAAGATGACGGGTCCACCTCTGAAGAAATAGAGGCTCAAGACGAAGACACCGCCCAGGACGAAGCACCTCCACCCGAAGACGTAGAGGCCAGCGAGGGCGATACCGACCATGAAGAAGTGAAAGCGGAAACCCCAGAGGTTCCACCGCTTGATGCACCGCAGCATTGGTCGGCAGCGGATAAGGAGCGGTTCAAAGCAATGCCACGTGAGGCACAGGACTATGTGCTAGAGCGTGACAAGTCTATGACTGCCGATTATACGCGCAAGACTCAAGATGCCGCTACGATTCGCCAGCAATACGAACCCCTGCATCATGTTTTAAATCCTATGCGTCAGGCTCTTCAACAGTCTGGAATCAGCGAAGCCGAATATGTGGCTAGACTGATTCAAGCGGACAGGAATTTACAACAGAATCCATATGGGGCCATCCAACAGCTTGCGAGGAATGCGGGTATAAATCTTGATGCCCTTGAACAACCACAAGCGGCGACGGTTCAACAACCGGACCCGCAAATGAACGCCTTGCAACAGCAAGTCCAACAGCTTCAAGGATACGTTCAAAACAATGAGGAGCGTCAGGCGCAAGAGCGTCAGGTCGGTCTTCAAGGTCAGATTGAGACATTTGCAACCCAATCGGATGCAGACGGTAATTTGGCGCACCCACACTTTGATGCTCTCCGTGTAACAATGGGGCAGTTAATCGAAGCGAATGCGGCGAGTGACTTGAATGACGCTTACTCTAAAGCGTTGCGTCTGGATGACACCTTGTATCAGCAAAGCCTCGAGGCAGAGCGAACTAAGGTGAAGTCGGCAGAGGATAAGCGCCGGAAAGAGGCGGTTGCCAAAGCCAAGAAGGTTCCAACTAGGAGGTCAGCAAACCCACCGGCTGGAACTGTGCAATCGAACAATCTGGACGATATTCTTGGGAGTGCGTTAGACAACGCTGGTCTGTAGGGATTGGCAAACTCACGACTAAGGAGTGTAAGAGATGGCGAGTCCAAACTCTTCATTTACGGAAATCGTGACAACTACCCTCCAGGGCTATTCCAAAGTCCTAGCGGATAACGTCACGAACCATAATGCTCTGATGCGTCACATGGACGATAAGGGCAATAAGCAACCCGCTACGGGTCGCACCATTGTTCAAGAACTTGAATATGCCGTGAACTCCACTTCCAAGTGGTATTCGGGCTATGAGGTTCTTGACACGTCACCAAGCGACGTTTTCACCGCTGCCGAGTTTAACTACAAGCAGTTGGCCGGAAACGTAGTGATTTCGGGTCTTGAAGAAGTGCAAAACAGTGGCCGGGAAGCCGTTCACAACCTTCTGAAGTCTCGTATCCGCAACCTTGAGAAGTCGTTGAAAAACACCTTCGCCACGGCAATGTATGCCACCGGCACGGGCAACGACGGAAAAGAGATTGGTGGCCTTCAAAGCCTTGTCGCTGATGCTGGCACGGGTACGGTTGGTGGAATTGATTCCTCAACCTACACTTTCTGGAAGAATCAAATCTATGATTTCTCCGGCGAGAGTGTGACGCCATCGGCTACAACGATCCAAAACGCCATGAACACGCTTTGGCTTTCCACCATTCGTGGTGCAGACAAGCCCGACGTGATTACGGCTGACAATGTTTACTTCACCTATTACTGGAGTAGCTTGCAGACCAATCAGCGGTTTGCATCGGATCGTAAGGCTGCGGCTGGTTTCATGAACTTGCTCTTCATGGACGCTCCGGTGTTCTATGACGATCAGGCACCCGCCAGCCACATGTACATGCTGAACACCGATTACTTGTTCATGCGCCCAGCCTCGGGCCGTGAATTTGTGCCTCTCGGTGAAAAGGCTTCTGTCAACCAAGACGCAATGGTAATGCCGATGGTTTGGGCCGGGAACATGACTTGTTCCAATCGCTCAGTCCAAGGCGTCATTGTAGCGTAAGGGAGGATTGAATATGTACCAGTTAGGTATTGACGAAACTCTCGTTTCCAGCACTTGCGACTTCAAGTTGGGTCAGTTGGGAATGAATGATGGGAGTTCAGCCGTCTACAAGTGGGTGCAGTACGACACCGGATCAGGCTCAGTTGCGGCTGTAGCTGGTCAAGTGGCTTACTACTACACTCTGGACGGTTACAAGAACAACCAAGTCACCAGTGACTTGTCGGACTCAGTAGAGATCGGCGCGGGTGTTCTTAAATCGACTCCTACGGATGGGCAATATTGCTGGATTCAAATCAAGGGTGCAGCGACCTTGACCATAGCTCTAACAGCGGGTGCGGATGGTGATCCTCTCACTCCCACAGGTTCCGGCGATGGTACGCTGGATGTCTCTGGGGCGGTGACGGATAACGTCTGCGCGATTGCTGGCGATATTTCTGATAAAGAGATCGCTTGCGATTTCCCGTTCTAACGGATTGGGGGGCTTCGCGCCCCCCTTTCTTTTGGCGGGTTTCAATAGAAAAAGGTAAGAAAATTGGCAACCCCGCAAAAAGGTAAAGCAAAGGTCAAGGTTACCAAGGGAGGTAAGCGGGTTTCGTATGGTCAGGCGGGGAAAGCACGAGGCGGTGGCCCAAGGGTTAAGCCTGGAACTAAAAAGGGCGATGCCTACTGTGCGCGGTCTGCCGGTCAAATGAAAAAGCACGGCAAAGCTGCCCGTGACCCTAATTCGCCACTCCGACTCTCACGCAAGCGGTGGAAGTGTGCGGGAACCAAGTCGAGGAAATCGTAATGGCGAAGATAGGTCTATACAAGCGTATCCAAAACAAACGTGAGCGGATCAAGCGCCAGAAAGCCGCTGGTAAGAAGGTCGAGCGTATGCGGAAGCCTGGGTCAAAAGGTGCGCCGACCGCCAAAGCGTTTCGTGCGGCAGCGAAAACTGCAAAGAAGAGAAAGGCGTGACGCCCACGGTGGAGTTGGTACGCAACGAAATACGATCATGGTCAAGAGAGGTGTTAGAGGTAGCCAACCCGCATCTATCTGGCATGAAGGCGTGTCCGTTTGCAGAGGCGGGATGGAAGAACGATAAGGTCGAGGTGGTCAAGGGTGACGGGGTGCAATGCCTCAAGGCAGCAATAACCGGCTTTGACCCATTGTTAAAAGATATGCGGATATGGGTGACGTTTAACTTATCCCGGTATGATTTGTGGGACCGTTGGGTAACGCTTTGGAATCAAGAAAACGCGAAGAACGATCTGCATCTGATGCTATTCCATCCTGAGTACCCGCCAGAGGATGGCGAGGTATACTTAGTGGACAATGATTGGGAACCAGACTTTGATGACGATTATGTTATGGTTTTTATTCAGAGCCTGAGTGCGCTCAACAAGGCAAGCACCGCTCTGGACAAGACAGGTTATTACGACAAATTTCCAACCCACGTTT